TAACAGACTACCAGGGCAACACCTGCCAGGTAAATCCTTTAACGTCCATCCATCTTGAAAAATGTGAATTTACTTTATCAATTTCAAATCAATATAAAAACTTCCTAACACAACTAAACAACGGTTATATCTTAAAAGGAGAACAAAACTTATGATACCTGCCTATTACAACACAAAAAAGATTGATAAAAAGCAAGCAACATACAACTTGATTTTCGGTGAAAGATCCAACGGCAAAACATATGCCTTATTGAAAAAAACACTACTGGAATTTATTAAAACAGGTTCTCAAATGGCATACGTTCGCCGATGGCAAGAAGATATAAGGGGTAGGAGGGGTAGCAGACTCTTTGCAGGAATAAACGATAATGACGTTGTAAACAAAGCCACAAAAGGGGAATTTACAGGGGTTCATTATTGGGCCGGAAAATTTTATCTATGCAACTATGATAAAAAAGGGAAAGTAATTTATCACGATTCAAATATAATTGGCTTTACATTTGCCTTGTCAGATACAGAACACGATAAATCAACATCGTTCCCGAATATAAAAACAATAATATTTGATGAGTTTTTAACTGCTAAAACTTACCTTGTTGATGAGTTTGTGTTATTTATGAATACGGTATCAACAATAGTCAGGAAACGTGATGATGTAAAGATTTATATGCTTGGAAATACCGTCAATAAATACTGCCCTTATTTTGCTGAAATGGGGTTAAAGCATATCCTTAAAATGGAACAAGGCAATATTGACGTTTATAGATACGGCAATTCAAAACTAACCGTTGCCGTTGAATATTGTTCATCCTTGCAAAGCAAAACACACACCAACAAGTATTTTGCTTTTGACAATCCTAAACTATCAATGATAACTGGTGGGGCATGGGAACTTGATGTTTATCCTCACCTGCCTTATAAATACAAACCAAAAGATATTATGTTCACCTATTTTATTGACTTTAACGATGCACTATTCCAGTGTGAGATAGTCAACGTTGATGATGTGTTTTTTACCTATATCCATGCTAAAACCACCGAGATTAAAAATCCTTTGGATGATATGATTTATTCACTTTACTACCGTCCAGAAATGAATTATAATAGGAGCATATATAAACCAATAAACAAGCTACAAGAAAGGGTTTTATGGTTCTACAAAACAGACCGAATTTTTTATCAAAACAATGACGTTGGGGATGCCATAAATAATTTTTTGAAAATTTGCTCAAAACAATAGGAGGTCAAAATGTACGACCATAAAAACAAAGAAGCGAACTTGAACCAGTACAATCAGTATTCCTTGATTAAAACACTAACAATGTTTGAGTACCAGAATTTACCGGAAACAATACCAGCGTTTGAGCTTGAAAAACTTTTACAGAAAAACGGTTTTGCTTTTATAACAGAGGTTGAAGGGAAACTATATGCTTTTAATGGTGGTCTGGGAGGTGTTCAAGACGTTTACGGCAACCCTACAACGATAAACATTAACAACGTGGCCCTAAACTTCAATGCAACCTTAAACATCCATGATGACGGTGTTTTGCTTAGAAACGATGACCTTTACTTAGGACTGCTACCACTATTCAACCGATATAACACAATGATAGTTGAAAATGATATCAACCTGATGATGGTGGGTTACAACTCCAGGATGCAAACCCTATTAAGTGCCACCGATGATAAAACCAAAAAATCAGCGGAAAAATTTATTGAAAAATTAATAGGCGGTGATATCGGGGTTATCGGGGAAACGGTTATTTTCGATGGAATAAAAATACACAATTCAGGAACCACCAACAATAATTCAATCACCGCCTTGATTGAATTTAACCAGTATCTAAAAGGAGGTTTGAATAATGAGATAGGGCTTAAATCCAACTTCAATATGAAGCGGGAAAGATTAACGGCTGGGGAGGTTGACGCTGTAAGCGATGAATTGCACCCGTTCATAGATAATATGCACGATTGCAGGCACAACGGGGTTCAACTAATTAACGAAAAGTATGGTTGTGAGATCGTCCTTGATTATGGGTCAATCTGGAACCGTAAAAACATTGAAATGGAAAGCGGTTTAAACGGGGAACCAATAAACCTACCAGGAGGTGAGATATTACCAGAATACAGCGAGATTTTATCAAAAGACTCTTTGTCAAGATCATTAACGCCGTCCTTGACACCATCTGCAACCAGATCGGAAACCGATGCAACAAAAACAGAGATAAATGATACCTCTGTTAACGGGGAACCTGGGGACCCTGTCATATTACATGACGGGGAACCTGGGGAACCTACCGACCCTCTTCTTGATGGGGAACCTGATAATCTTGATACTGGCCCTGATGAAATTATCGTCTTACCTGCCGATGATATTAACCCTGATGGTGACCAGGAAACCGAAAGCACCGACCCCGAACCATCCAGCACCGACCCCGAACCGGAAAGCAAACAGGATGCCAGCACCGACCCCGAACCGGGTAGGCCCGACCATTTAACTGATGACGTTGAAGATGATGATAAGGAGGTAAAGAAATGAATTTAAGCGAGTTTATAGGGGAACAAAGCATCTTCAGGGCGATAGGGCTGGTAGAACCGTTCCCCTTTATCGTTCCTGGGGAAGATCCCTTTGATGAAAATGGTTTGCTTGATATCATCTTGAAAATTGGCTACGGTGAGAGGGAAATGTGGGCCCCTTATATCACTTTGGAAATGGATAAAGTAGCAGCCGTTTTAGTTAAGTTTTATCGTGACAAATGGTATGCCTACATTGAAATGGTGGGTATTCAGGAAAACGTTAATAAGAGACGTGAGAGCACCATCATTGTCACGAACCAGGAAAACAGAACAATCAACAAGGAGGATGTTAATAAAGTTTCAGCGTTCAACTCCCCTGATATGCTTGATAATGATGGGGTTAGTTCCAATACCGTTGACGGTTTAACCGGGGATAAAAGAAACGTTGTAAATGATACATTTTTTGACCCCAAAAATGATTTTATTTTATTGAATGATATTACAAAAGATGGTATCATTGATAAAATTATGTGGGATGTGGCTAACAGTTTAACTTTAAACATATATTAGGAGATCAAAACTATGCAGGTAACACAAATTTATTCAATCGTAAATGAAGCGACAAAGGGGATTTTAGGGGAGACTGCGGTTCTTTCAGAGGATCTTTCCAACGTGGTCGACATTGGTAAGGCTATCGGGGATCTTGATAGCATTGATACTTATGTCAAGAAGCTGGTTAACCATATCGGCAAGGTTGTATTCCAGGAAAGGCTTTATGCTGGTGGTGTACCGTCTGTTCTTATGGACTCCTGGGAGTTTGGTTCCATCCTTGAAAAGATTAGTGCTGAGCTACCGGATGCCACCGAGAGCGATTCTTGGAAACTTGCCAACGGTGTCAACTACTCACCTGATGTCTTTTATCAGCCTACGGTTAGTGCTAAATTTTTCAACTCAAAAACAACTTTTGAGATCCCCTTGAGTTTCACGGAAATGCAGGTTAAAGAATCATTCAGCAATGCAAACCAGCTAAACGGGTTTTTGTCCATGCTGACAACCAGCGTTCAAAACAGTATGACCGTCAAACTTGATTCCCTTATCATGCGAACCATTTCCAATATGATCGGGGAAACCATCTATGAAGGTCTGACAACTTGCGTTCCTGCAGTTCCTGATACTGATCCTGATGTCTGCACAACTGATTTGACGGAAACCAGTGTTAAGGCTGTCAACCTGCTGAACCTTTACAATGCAGAATACGATGTGTCCCTTACAAGTGCAAAGGCTATCACCGACCCTGCCTTTATCCGGTTCGCAACCTATACAATCAGCCTTTACGTCGATCGTATGGCCCGAATCAGTACACTGTTCAACGTTGGTGGTAAGGAAAGGTTCACGCCTTATGATATGCAACACATCGTTCTGTTGGCTGATTTTGCAAAGGCAAGTGATACTTTCCTTTTAAGTGATGTTCGGAACCAGGATCGTGTTCTACTACCGAACCATGAAACCGTTCCATACTGGCAGGGAAGTGGAACGACATATGCTTTTGATGATGTGTCAACCGTTAATGTTCAAACTGCTGGTGGCCATACTTTAGAGATCCCCGGCGTTCTTGGGGTTATTTTTGATCGTGAT